CGTAAATCCCCGACCAAGTCTCCGATCAAGCCCCGCGCCAAGTCTCCGATCAAGCCTCGCGCCAAGTCTCCGACCAGACCCCGCGCCAAGCCCCGCGCCAAGCCCCGCACCAAGCTTATCAAAAATCCCCTGACGGGTCGATATATCTCGAAGTCATCATCCACCTACAAAAAACTTGTCCTGCTGGGGATGGTCAAGAATAACCGGGTGGTTCCCGCCGGAATGGTGAAGGATCCCACGACCGGCAAATTCATCAAGGTGGGGGGAGGGCTCCACCGGAATCTCGTTAAACTCGGAATCATTAAGTCCAGTGGCTGAGATCCTGGGTCCACAGATCACCTGCACCCATAGTCTGTAGCTCGTTCAGGGACTCATTCAATTTTTTGCACTCAGCCAGAAGCTCCGCGACCCTCTCCTCCGTGTATGAGTAGGTCGGAATCTTCCACAGGGTGTCCAGGTTGGTGAAACCCCTGGCAATCAACTCCTCATCAACGTCAGTCTTTTTGCGTCGAAACACCACGAGACTCCCGTTGACGATGCCCTCTATGAATTTCATCTTCATGGTGAGGGCCTTCAGTTCCCCCTCCATCCGAGTCACCAGGCTTGCCTTTCGAACGGAATAGAATTTCAGTCGCTCCTCGCAGTATTCCCGTAAAATGTCTAGGGTACTGTCAAACAACTTGATGCCGTCACGCCCCACCAGGTGCATGTTGGAGGTCTTCACCGACCGGGAAAGGAGGAAATCCTTCTCCGGGTCGTGGCCGGTGTAACCCCTGATCGAGAAGTCGACGGCGACGTCGGTCGACTGATTCACGTAGTCCTTTATGATCGACTTTTCCACCAGGGTGTCCAGCCTCTCCTTGAACGAGGTGGTCGCACAACCGGGTGGCAACTCTGAAATCGTAATGCTCCTGAGGCGATCGTCATACGTGTAAACACCCTTGAAAATATAGGTATTCTCGTCAGACTGCTGGGTGGTACCACCGAACCCCCTCACCCAGGGTCGCATGGGCTTCATCGGTTTTCCTTTCAGGAAACGCTTGATGTTGTCAACGATGTCCACCGGATTGTGGGGAGGAACCGACGTGGAGAACCCTGTAGCGATGCCCTCCGCCCCGTTCACCAGCACCATGGGGAGGGTGGGGTAATAGCACTCCGGTTCGATCTTGACACCGTCGTCGTCGAGGTATTTCAGACAGGGATCGTCGCGGGGATCAAATATCCGGGAGGTCTGGGGATTGAGGCACGTAAAAATGTACCTGGCGGAGGCGTGGTCCTTTCCGTTGAGAAGCCTGGACCCGAACTGACCCCCCGGAATCAACAGATTTATGTTGTTTGATCCCATGTAATCCTGTGCCATGCCAACGATCGCCTCCTGGAGGGAAACCTCCCCGTGGTGGTAGCACGTCTGCTCCGAGACGTAACCGCTCAGCTGACTCACCTTGATCTCATTCCGAAGATTTTTCTTCATGCACGCGAAAATGATTTTTCTCTGTGAGGGTTTCAGTCCGTCACGAATGTCGGGAATGCTCCTCCTGATGTCGGCGGCGCTGAACTGGATCATTTCGCGGTCGATGAAATCGGTGAGGTTCACGCTCCTAATCTTTCCGTATTCCAGGGACTGGGTGGGATTCTTGGAGAAATTGACGAGCCATTCCTTGCGTGCCTCGATGAATTTCTTGTCCTTGTCGAAGGCCTTCTTCATCGTCTCCGAATCTCCCCCCTGGTCCTGGAAGATGATTGTCAGTTTGTTGATCTTTTCGAAATACTCCTTCGCCTCCCGGGAGGTGGAGGTACCCAGCCCCTTGTAATACTTCACCGACACCTTCCGGGTGTTCCTCTCCATCCACTTCTCAAAATCCTGAATCGTGTAGAATTCAATGGACCCCCCCACCTTGACCACCGGGGTGAACATGCATTGCACGAATCCCAGGTTTATCAGCTCGGGCCAGAAATGGTAAATCATGTTGAGGATCAGCCCCCTGATGTGCTGGCCGTCCACATCCGCGTCGGCCATGATGAGGATCCTCCCGTAGCGGAGGGACTTGGTGTCCCGGTAGACCTTTCCCTGCTGAAGCCCGATGATTTTCTTGAGGTTGGTGAATTCTGCATTTTCGCTGAGACTCTTGGCGCTGGCATCGCGGACGTTTCGGGGTTTCCCCCTGAGGGGGAACACGCCGAATTTATCCCTCCCCACCACCGAAAGACCCGAGATGGCGAGGGTCTTGGCGGACAGCCCCTCCGTCAGGATCAACGTGGTCTGGTCGGACTTCAGCCCTCCCGCCCAGTTGGCGTCGTCCAGGTTGGGGATTCCGTAGATTTTCGTATTCTTCCTCCCGTCACTCCGGGAGGCCTCCCGAAATTCGTTGAGGCGCGATTGACTTTCGAGATCCTCCTTGAGAATGGTCAGACACGACTTGATCAGGGCGGGGGTCACCTGGAACCGGGATCCAAAGTCCGCAACCCTCGATGATAATTCCGTCTTGGACTGGCTGGTGAACGAGGGATTCACCAGCGTCGAATTCACGATCACGAACATCGTATTCTTGATTTGGATTTTCGGAATTTTGTACTTCTTCCCTATTTCGTCGATGATTTGATTGACGACGTGGGAGACGTGGGTGCCCCCGCTGGTGGTGTTGATTCCATTCACGAATGAAACCTGCTGGAAGCCCCCACCCAGGGAGGAGGAGGGGGCGATCAACACGTCCCACCGTTCCTGGGAGGCTGTCGCCACCCGGACCTCCTGGGTCCCCAAGAAGTAGTTTGCGTAATCCCTCAGGGATTTCACCTGAATGGGGGTCTGGTTCAGGGTGATCTTGCACTTCGGCACGATGGCGGCGGCGTCGACGGCCCTCCGGCGGAATAGATTCACCACGTCCGGTGTCAACCCGTCGGACATTTTGAATCTCGCGAAATCGGGAGAGAATTCCACCGAGATGGTGGACTTCTTCCCCGAGTACTTGGTGATCTTGGGCTTCCCCACGCACTTCATATTGTTTTCCCACGTCTGCTTGTAATGTTTTTTGTTTTCGGAATCGTGAATTTCCACCGTGAATTCTGAGCTAAATATGTTGGTGGCCTTGGCACCGATTCCGTTCATGCCCCCCGTGATCCTCTCCTGCGAATCGTCGTAATTTGACGAGGTCAGGAGGGTGCCGAATACCAGTTCCGGCGTGATGACACCCGATTCGTGCATGACGACGGGGACGCACCCCAGATTTTCAATTTTTATTTTGTTTTTTTCGATGACGATATCTATTTTGTTGTTTTTGTTATCCATGGTGTACTGGTCCACCGCATTGACGAGGACCTCGTCGAAAATCTTGAGAATTCCCTCGGGGTACGTGATCCTCTTCTTCTCAAAAAACTGTTCACCCGAGAAGACCCACCGCTCCGATTCGTCCGGATCTACCGACCCAATATACATACCGGGTCGGGTTATCACATGATCGTGGAGGGTCTTCCTCTCATACTTGACAGTCATCTTAATAGTTAATACTACTGCTTCATTATACCTCGGTGCAAAAATAATTCGAGGATATTTTTTTTCTGTGAAATTACCTTAAAATTTCCCGGAAAAAAATAAGAACGTTTAGGTGGTCTTCGCGAGGAAGAACGGATTATAGAAATAATACGTAGTAAACGTCGCAAAAATGGGCGAGGAGAGCATGGCAACTGCCGACGCAGCAGTGTCCCCGCGGGCGGAGAATGCAATGGAAAGGTACATCGGTATTGTGATGGATGACCAGAATGCAATCACGTTGGTGGGAATTCCCTTGGTTATAATCATACTCGTCAGGGGGGGTATGGTGATGAGGAGGATGATGACCAGCAGGTTCTTTGCCAGGTTGGCGTTCGAGCCGAATATCGGCCACTGGTCCACGGCGTACGCGAATAGTAAAACAATAAACTGAACATTCAGAGGCTGATACCAGAAAGCGTTCTCTTCACCAGACAACACGAAGGCCCCGAACAGAGCCAGTGCAAGGTAAATCGACAAAGCAGGTACAAGCCACGGTCTTTCCATTAAAACAGGGAAATATTAAAATTTTATGCCTCCGGGCCGTAAATATATGGCATCACGTAGGGGGTGAACAAAAGGGTGGATGCTGTGTTGAACCCGAGGAGGACCGCCAGCATCAGGAACGTTCCCGGTTTGGGAAGTTTGCTGGAAGACTTCTGAATAAAATAGCTAAAATAGAAAAGAAAGAACGTACTGACTGCCGGCACGGGATTCCTCGCCGCGTCGGTCAATCCTCCCAGCTGGGCCAGCATAAAAACCCCCACGAATGGAATGAGGAGGAGGAATGACCACAATATGTCTTTCGTCATTCGTTCCGTGCGATTAAGATAATAAATAAGGAATGAAGGGAGCATGATGGAATTCCACAAAGCCAGGGACTTGAATGCACTCATATACTATATATCCCACAATTTTTTTATTGTTTCAATTTCGTCAGGTATTGGACGAATACGCCCATCACCAGCATGACCGCCACAGTCGCGGCGGAGGTGAAACGCCCCACCTTGTCTGAGGGATCGGTGCCCGTACTCACGGAAGAAAATATGATTGATCCAGCCATGATGAGGGACCACAATCTAACCAGCATTACGTCCACGTGTCCGCCAGTCAGGGTGGTAATAATGTATAATGATAAAAATATGAAAAACGAGGTATCCACTAAAATCCTGTAAACTGACACGTCCTTCCCCGTCTTGAGACGAAGGACCCAGTTTGTAACCAGGTCGAAGAGGGCCACCAAAAACCCGATGAAGACGACCGGGCCCAGGGTGGGATGCGATGCAACCTTCGCGAGCATATGTCATTACACATGAAATTTTAATTTACCACGAACTTGCTTAGGCCGATGACGGCCGCTGGAACCACCCACCTGACGGCGGTGGGTTTCTCCAGGTCAACCCCACTGAGTGATAACGGGATGACGGACAGAGCGATAAGCGCGAACGTCACCTTAATGGTTCGATTAAACACCGCCTCATCCTCGAACGTCTGAAAATAAAAAATTGCAAACACCGCCGACGATGCGACATAAAGAGCAACGAAGGCTGTGTGGGACACAATATCCATCACGGGTCGCGCGGGTCCCTTCTGGGAGGACGGATTCACGAGATGGATAGCCTGATTAAGGGCCAAAATAATGAAATAAGCCATGAAATAATAGGCGACAATCCCAATCCCAGGAATTTCCATGATACTAGCATTAACTGCTAAAATTATTTTCTCCTGTCGGTGACGTGGGCCCCACAGATTTTTCGACTCTCCTGGATTTTTTCGTAGACACCCATGGACTGTGCCATGTCCTTAACGACATCCAGGTTGTCCCAGAAGTTCTTGGAGTGGGAGTATTCGGGGACGGTCTGGTGACAAAATTCGTGCAGCAATACGTGCATGATCTCGTTGGCCTTTCCGTCGATGCAAACAGAGATCTCTGAACCCTTCAGCGAATTCCACCCGAGGACGTTTCCCCCCCGATAGTGATATCCCGCCAGTACCACGGGGCGGCTCAGGTGTTCAAAACGAGTTCCCCTCAAATTGGAAAGGAATTTATAGTATCTTTTCTTGGCCAGCTCATATTCTGGGTACTGGGGGATGAGCGCCAGGAGGAGGAGGAATATGAATGCAACAATGATCTCGACAACCATGCAATACTGATATATGCAAATAAATTTAACATGCGACAAACTAAGTTAAAGAAAATGTAAAACTAAAACAAAGAAGAAATGTTTTGCGTGTTTAGTTCCATCGGACCCCACACCGAGCAACGCTCAGAAAATTGCGGACTGAAGGTTTCAGGTTTTTTTGTCACGGCGAACGAGGCCAAGAAACATGTTTTGCGACTGCACGAACTCGACCCCCTGGTGGATCGACTCATCGCCCCGGTCAGCGAGTGGATCGTGACTCCCCTGAACAGGTCTCAGATTGCTGATTCTGAATACCAGGAGAATCAGATCGAGAAGATTAAGAAAAGCATCAAGGAGAGGAACGTGGAGGGAATGAAAGCCTTCGCCGACCGGAAGGAAAAACTTCTCCGGGGAGAGTTGGAACCTTCGGAGGGTATGAAGGTGGAGTCTAAACCACTTCCGTCCGTCAGTGAAGTGGATGAGATGCAAAATGATGATAACGCAATTCTCAGTGATCAGGTGGACTGTCCTGGACAGACTCACGCCGTGATATCTATTGACTGGGTGGACCCGAATCCTGAACACTTTCTGGTCCGGTTCGAGAGCTACCACTCTTCGCTGAAGGAGGCCAGCGATTCTGCCGAGGAGGCCCAGAAGAGGGATGCCACTCACGACCGTTATGTTGTGGAGATGTATAAGTGGGTTGCACTTCCCCCCGACTCATCCCAGATTGAGAATATTACCTACACGGACGAGAAACTGGACGAAATCATGAAGGGATACAAGAAAAATCAAAAGGATGCGGCATCCATGCTGGAGTCTCGAATTGAGGGTAGTTCGGGAGAGTTAGATGTATCGGACAAAAATTCAATCTTCTACAGCAAGAATGACGCCAAGCCGGTCTCACACCCGGCCGATCACCTGGACCGCCTCAGGGCGGAGAACCCCGACGCCACGACGGAGGACATTGTCAAGATGGCGGATAAAATCGTTGAGGAGGAAATCAAGGCGAGGGAGAGGGCCCTCGCCAAGGGGAAGGGAAAGGCACTTATGTAGTTAATATAATTTGATCAAATCTATTTCCAAAAATATTGATTTTGGGAAATAAATTTAGGGTGTGGCTCACTTACGGAGGCGGGACTTGGGGGAACGACCTGACGATTTCGGAGTCCGGTTCTTCATCCGCGCCGCCCGCGCCCGCCGGTTTGCCGCCATACGTTCACGAAGCGCCCGAATCTGGAGGTTCAGGATGGCACGTTCGCGTTTGAGTCTTTCCTCCTCCAGGACCATATCCCAAAATGCCTTGGCCGTTATGGTATCCATTATACAGTGGGGACATAAAATTAATTTTATTCCCCCTTCTCCAGGAAGGCGATGGAATACGACTGGACCCCCGTGGGTCGCTCGATTCCCGTGGCAACCATCCGATCCTCCGGCTTGATCTGCTTTACATACATACCGGAGGGAGACGTGGTGGTTTTGAAGCCGTCCATCACGTCGGTGGCCTTTCCATAATATCCGTCACTCTCCACCTGGTCCATATCGTCTGGAAACATGGTCCTCATAAATGACGTTCGCCAGGCCACCAGGATGATCAAAATAATGATCGACAAAATGATAATAAGTTGTGATCGACACACTTTCATTTTGTTTATTATTATTTGATATTTTAAATTTTAACTATTACCGTTGATAGGGATTTACTGAAAATGACGCCCAAAATGAACGCTACGAAAATGGCTAGGAGGACGGTGGAGGGGAGGGACTTCAGCCAGTCCATGAAGGTCCCACCAGACTCCTGTTCCTGATAAATAGGTTCTTCTTGTTGTTCGTAGAAAAAATCATCGGCCTTCTGTTCGGGATCGACTTCCATTTATTATATCGTTACTATTTTTTAGTTGGAAATAAACGCACCGCTCAATCGTCGTCATCTCCAACAAATTCCTCGTCCTCGTCCTCGTCCTCGTCCTCGTCGTCATAATCCTCGTCCTCGTCCTCCTCCTCCTCCTCACTCGATTCGCTGACTTCGTCGTCATCGACCACGAAATCTTTTAGGGACTCCCCGTCGGACTCGTCCCCCTTGTCACTTTCGCTATCCGAGATATCAGAGAAACCTTCGACATCTATATCCATATCACTATCATAATCGCTTTCCCCAAAATCATCCTCAAAATCGATAGGGGGAGGGCTGTAACGGTTCGGAGTCTTGACTACGCGGGTGGAGCGCCTCATTTTTCTATTTATTATTAATGTTATAATTTTTTTTAACTTACTTCCTTCGCCACCTCCAAAACCCTCTTTCCCTCAATAGACAATTCGTTGGCGAGAGCCGTTACAATATCAATGTCGTCTGAGTCTCCTGCTATGAATGCTGAACTAATGCTCGATAGACTATCAACGGCCCTCTGTAAAACTATGTCGGCCTCCTCATAAGTTCCCATTAGCATAAATTGTTCCTCGTTTTTCGAAGCATTTTCAATTAAAGATTTAAATTTTGCAATGTAATTCTTAGTATTGGAATAACTCTCTTTGTCAACATTTTCGTAGTAACTCGCTTCCTCCACGATCCGATCCAGCTCGGGGGTTTCCAGCTTCTCCCACCCCACCTCCTCCCCCTCCTCGCCGTCGTACCCCTCCCGGCTCCGCTTAAAGAGACTGTAAGATAGGAAGCTGATCAACGAAATAATTATAATAAACATCACCCAGCTCATGAATTCCCTGGAATAGAATGAGATTTTATAAATTCCACAATTCGCGGTGGAATCGATATTCTCCTACCCTCGTACCCGGAACACTCGTCGTCGGTGCATTCGGAGTGAAGAATGCCATCGATCATCCGAAACCACACGTGATTTCCCCGATGCTCCCTCTGGACCCTGGTGCAATACCGACACGTCGTGATTATCGAGTGAGAATTTTTCCTCATGATCAATTTCGTAACCCTCAGGTTTTTGTGGTGATACGTGTGGAGAAATCTCTCCAGTATGTTTCCCTCCTGGAGGTCGACCCTCCCCACGTCCACGTGGGGGTTCAGCTCCGACGTCGTATCGTGTATGCTAAATTTCTCTAGCAATTCCTGGGGACTCCCGTGGATGTCGTGGATTCCATCCTCGTTTACCAATTTGTAGGGAATGTAGGGAATATCGTACGAGTTACTGGCCTTGTTATATTTGTGATTGAATATCATCCTGAAGCCCGTGCCGTAGGGCCTGGAGTCCATAAACTCTGCCCAGTTGTACCCATCGAATTCCCTGCGGTTATTTAGATCCTGGACCAGTCGGGTGAGGAGTCCCCGGGCCTCTCGAGAATTTACTTGTTTGTGGGGGAAGACAATATGAATTCCCTGTTTTTTCTCTCTGAAACACGTGGCAACCATCGCATCTCCTCCCCCTATCCTGCGGTGGCACAGCGTCAGGAGGGGGTGCAGCAGCGACACGTCCAGGGAGTCTGATTTTATATCTATATCCAGGAACATGTTAAATCTGTTCCTCTGAGTCTGCTCGACCATGCAGACGGGTATTCCCTCACTGATCTCCCCCACCATCCACGTGTAGAAGTCGCGCCGCCTTTCGTGAGGAACGCTGAACTTGCCACTTTTCAGTGACACATGGCTCAAGGGCTGACCCGGACTCCATCTGAATTGGTCTGGCGACGACATTCTGGTGTCTTACCTTCCTCAGATCAAAAGGAATCTTTAACTCTGTATTATCAAGTAGATCGTAGAATCTATGATTATTCAGAATGGATCGCGTAATCAGTGGCCACTTCAACTTTTTCATGAATTCCCCCCAGGTGTCCCACGACATCTGAGAATTTTCATCGTAGCTCCTCTTGACTGACATCTTCAGCTGCCTGCGTTCCTCTGTGATACGCATTTGCTTATCGAACTGCATAACCATGAAGTTCATGATGTGCTGAGGGATGTCCACTTCTATGAGGTAGACGTGATAGACCGACAGCGGATATTGTGCGTCGACGAAGTAAAAATATTTGTACTCCCCGTGGTCCATCCTGAGGACGCCACGCGTTTCCTCCTCCAGTTCCCTGAGGGCCGTCTTCAGGGGGAAAAACACTTCCCTCTTTCTGCACCCCCCAGTGACGAAGGTCCAGTCCGAGAAGCGTTTATCCTTAACCGTGAGAAATTGACGTGGTCGTGCCTTCGTATAGATGACCGTTATAGCTTTATGATGGATCTGTGCCATCCTAAAATTATTGATGTTTTTTTCTTTAACTATTTTTTCATTCGAGTCCATCCCCCTCCACCTCCGGCTTGGGGGCCTCCTCCTGGGGGGCCTCCTCCTCCTCCTGAACCGATCGCGAAAGCATCCACATCCTCATGTTATTAATCTCCATGTAGAGGTAAATAATCAATGCAACCAGGAGGAAGAAAATTGTACCGACGATTAGTTTTTGCATTTACTGTTAACTCCCAAAAGTATTTCTGTTAATTCCCGCGCTTATCTCGTCGCGCGAGGTGGGTTCCTCCGGATCCATCAGGCCGGACACCCCCGCCCCCTCGAGCGGCTCCCCCCCTGACGATTTTAATTCCCTCTGAAGATTTTCGGAAAAGAATGTCTTGTGGAGGGTTCCCCGGGTGGTATCGTATGTGAGTAAGACGACAATGATAGATAGAATTATTGCGAATATCATGTATTTCGGTTTCCACCAGCTCATCATTTAAAATAATGTGACATAATTATTTTCTACTTTTTCAGGTTCGCCTTCTCCTTCTTCGCGTTGGCGCGGGCCTTCCGCTCGGCTGCCTGGGCCACCTTGATATCCTTGGAGATCTTGATGGCCGCCTTCTTGTCCTGGCGATTCATGGCGAGCTTCTTCTTCTTGATGAGCCTCGCGAGCTTCACGACTGCCTTCCGTTGAGCCTTGACAAACCTGGCGAGCCTGAGGAGACCCCGGGCGCGCTTGCGGTCGGCCCGGATCTTGGCGGCCCGGAGCTTGGCCGCCAACATGGCGACCTTCTTACTCTTCTTCAGGGCCATCTTTTGCTTCTTGATCATCTCGGCGCGGCGCTTGGCGTCCATCTTCTTCTTGACGGCGACGACCTTCTTGACGCGCTTGGAGAGGGCCTTCTTCGCCTTGATCGCGGCGGCACCCTTCTTGACCAGCTCGGAACGACTCTTCTTTACAATCTTCCGAATGCTTCCGTTCATCTTGATCATGCCACCGGAGAGCACCGAATTCACTGACTTGCATGCCTTCGATTTCCACGCCGAGCGGTTTACGACCTTGTTGCTTCCAATCTGCTTGATGTGGTTCTCGTGATGACTCAGAGACCCCCCCACGGCCCGGATGGCCTTCATGACGATCTTGCTTTTCGTCATGTCCGAGTGGTACTTCTTCGCGAGACGCTTCGTCGCGACGTTGTATGCATTGGGGAACATTACATTTGAATTGCGACCCCCGCAGATGGAAAAAATCACCAGGATAGGGAGCTTTTCCTCCAGCATGATGAACTTGCTAAGGGCGCTCCGGGTGACCCCCTTCTTCTTATTGTCAAGCGCTGCCTTGAGCTTGTCAAAGAGCTTAACGGAGGCGGGTGAAATGTGGAAATACTTGGTGGTGTATCCTTCGAATGAGCGTTCGGGGGACTTGACCATGTTCTGTGTTATTTGTCAAGATTTTATTTTTTAACGAGGCCCAGGAGAGTTGCTATGTTTGTCACTGACCGGGTGGTACTCACCGGCCTCCTAAGTCGAAGGGTCTGCAGTTCGTTGTCGTCGGATTGTCCGTTGAATATCATGTCCTCAGCCTCCCTGGTTCTTTCCACCAGGGTCTTACACTCCACGCGGGCTTGCTGCTTGGGGGCAGATTCGTAGGTGCTTTCGCTGGAACAGACCTTAAATGGCAGCTTGATGCAGTCAGGCAACTGCACCTCATATCCCACGCTGTTTATTCGGTAATCCCTTATGTCCAGGGTGCCCCCGAACATTTTCAGACAGAGGCGGGAGGGCGCCGCCACGAGGGGGGTCACCACCCCATACATCCTCTTCCTCATCAGCATGATTCGCTCGATGGCCCGCGAACTCTTTGTCGAATTTTTCATATCGAGATTGTAACGCTTGAGGCACTCGAACGAGCAAAAGGTTCCGACAGTTTCGAAGTGACCATTCTTATAATTGATGGGGTAACCTATTGGCATACAGCCCTCAAACAATTTGTGACAACAATTCCAGCAGCACGGGTGCTCCATTTATATTGGAACTTTGCTTTTTCTTTTAACTTGGTTACCAACTTAAAGGGACGAAACCAAATAAATAAAATGAGTCTGCCCACTATTTTTGAAAATGTCTGGAACGCGCTGGGTCCCGGTTTTTCCGAGAGCATCTATCATAATGCAATCATGATAGAACTCAGATCCCACGGTATTAACTACGAGTCGGAGAGAATAATTCCCGTCACGTACATGGGTCAGTGCGTCGGAAACGTGCGATCTGACCTCATAGTGGACGCCGGGTACCCCACCGTGGTGGAGATAAAGGCGGTCCGGTCCCTCAGGGACGAACACCGCACACAACTCAAGAATTATTTGAAAATTCTCGATATAAAGAGTGGATATCTGGTAAACTTCCCACAGTCTGTCGAGGCAGAAGAAGTGGAGGTCGAAGAATACGCTCGCGAGTCCTGAAGATACACGTCAAAACCCCCCGATGCCTGTCGACCACACTGGTGTGCCTCTTTCGGAAAATCATCTATCATTTACACATATTTTAATTTTAGGGGATGAAGGTGGCTTCGTCGGGATTCAGGACGGACTTCGCGTAGGCCATGGACAGGAACGAGTGGATCATGGGTATGTCCAGGGGGTGTTTGATTTCCAGGTGGAATGGGGCCTCCTTGAAGAATGATAAGATGTCCCCCTTGTGGGTGGGGTCGCTGAGTTTCTCCATGACCTGGAATGATTCCCTGAGCCACAAGACGTGGGCGGAATTGGTTCCATCGAAATTAGCGATACCAGACATTTGTTTGATATATGCACGTCCTTTTAATTTGCATCCTTTGACGCAATAAAAATATTTGTTTACATTAGTATGTCGGTGCTGAAAATAGTTCCGACCTATATGTGGAAAAATAAGTTCTCGTCCCGGAGGGAGAGTTCGACGTACCTGAGGAAGTCCTTCGAGACCCTCGGGCCGACGTACATAAAGATTGGCCAGCTGATTGCCAGTCGGGGAGACATATTCGACGATGTCCTGGTGAACGAGATGAAAACCCTGCAGGATAGATGCAAACCCTTCGACAGTCTTCAGGTGATCGAGAGGAACGTCGATTTTTCTAAATTCATCTACGTGGACCCCGAACCCCTCGCCTCTGCATCCCTCTCGTCGGTGCACAAGGCCAAGCTGGTGGGGGGTGGGGACGTCGTCATCAAGGTCCTGCGACCCAACCTGAGGGAGACAATCGAGTCAGACCTGAACGACATACAGAAAATTCTGATGCTGGGAGCACTGATTAACCCATCGATGAACGAGGTAAAATCCCTGGTCGATGAATGGAGGCCCTTCATCCTGGAGGAACTGGACTTGAATCACGAGATAGAGAACATCAGGAGATTCGCTAGGATGGGGGAGTCCCTGGAGTGGCTCAGGGTCCCCGGCGTCTACGCCGACCTCTGCTCGCCCGAACTGATCGTCATGGATTTCATAGAGGGCGCGCGGATCGACCAGGTCCCCCCCACCATGGACCCGGACCTCGTGGCGAGGACTCTGTTGACCTTCACATTCGACCAGGTCCTCGAGTATCAGATGCTCCACGGCGATCCCCACGCCGGGAATGTTCTCATCACCCCGGAGGGAAAGATTTCGTACATCGACTACGGACTGTGCGTCACGTTCGATTCCTCCACCCGCCAGAAACTGACGATGCTCCTCCGGGCCACCGTCGAACGCGACATAGATACATTCTACGATCTCCTCGTCGAGCTCGACATAATCATCACGTACGGATCGTCCACCGACATAAAGAGGTTTTTGCGTGTATTTTTTCTCTACCTGGACAGGCCCCTGGACACCGTCGACATCACGGTCATGAGGGACCTGGAAAATGGGAGAAAATTTAGATTCTCCATCAAGTGGATAATCTTCTTCAAGTCCGTCGTCTGCATCGACGGCATCAACAAGACGTTTTCGCAAGTCCAACTCAGGGACGTCCTGGTGAATTATTCAAACCAGAAATTCGGGGATTCATTCGATCCGAGGGGGTTCCTCACCCTGCTCACGGCCATGCCCGCGTCGGTTAGAACCATAAATACTGGTATATCCCTCCTCGAATCGACAATATTGGCAGAAAACCGAAAAATTTCTGGAGATATTGCGAGGTTGCGGTGGTTCCTAATCCTCGTCCTCGCCGCGGAGATCCTTCAGCATGGTTGAGGGGGCTTCCACCCCACCGGACTCCGATTCGGTCAGGGACCGAAGGAGTTCCACGTCCCTCTTGGCGATGTCGCGAAAGGTAGACTTCATGGCCTTTCGGCGCTCCACCCTCCTCTCGTTGAGTTTGACCAGGGCGGGGGGAATCTTGATTGTGACAGACTTCATTATGTTAGTTAGAGGCAAAAAAAAAGTAAATCAAATGGCGGGGGGGAACACGTGGTCCCGGGAGAGGGTCCTCGATTTGAAGAATAAACTGGAGAATTCCGTGATCAAATTTAGCCGGGACAGGAAAATTGAATCCATCGACGGGGTGCCCGCCCATGAATTCAAAAACTCGGTGCCCTACTCGGTAATTTTAGACATTTTTGCAATTACGCGGACGCAGAAAATGTTTGAAATTAAGGAATTATATCGTGGTAACAGAAAAAGAACGGGTATACTTATTGGTTATTGAATGGGTTTTTGGCCAAGACCCTCTTGGCGGTCGTGAAGTCCTGTGGGAAGAAGTTGGACTTGTAGGGATTCTGCCTCGTCAGGGAATTGTTGACATAGTTCTGGCTGATGCCCTGGCCCCCCTTGCCCCCCACGGCGGAGGTCGACCTGGAAATCCTCTGTCGAGTGGTGAAACCCCCACTCGTCTGGGTGACGTTCGATATCCCCCCCGGTGCCAGGTAGGAGTTCGGGGTATTCCGTTTGGTGACCTTGGCCCGGGTGGCGTTCTGGGCCATCTGGGTTCCGGGGACGAAGGTTGACACCCCCGGCTGTTTTCCCAGGAACGTCCTGGTCTTGTTGTTGTCGTTTCTCAGGTCGGTGGGGGTGGAGGAATTCGTGGGTTTATTTATCAGGGTGGGGGTCGAGAACGTCAGGCCGTCCGTCCTGGTGTTCGTCGCGGAGCGGTGGGTCTGACGTTTCTCTCGCAGGAAGATGCCCCTGGCGGGGGCGCCCGACGCCCTCCCCCCCTGGCCCTGACCCCTGGAACCCGTGCCGGCCTCCCTGACGAATACCTTGGATGGTCTGTTATTCGAAAATTTGAAGTCCCGGCTGGTCGAGGTGGGCACGAAGAACGAGGCGTGGTTGTTCCTCCCCGGGAGGGATGTCAACTTGTACTCCCCCACGTTGCCGGGGAGAATGCGGAATTTCTGATGAAATCCGCCAGTGGCCTTCACCCCCGGTCCCACCCCCAGACCGGGACCCACGTTCATACGCTCCACCGGGGCGATGTTGTTTTGAAGGTGGGACACGTTGTATCGATTCTTTGCCTGGTAGACGGGCTGGCCCTGGACGTAACGATTCCCGTCGGGGGCGATGTCGTGGAATGGCTGGATCTCTCGCTTCTTCTGAAACTGGACGCCAGACACGGGGGAGTCTCGGTAGGCCACCCCCGTGTGACCCTGCAATTTCATGTCCAGGTTGCGGTTCGGCTGGGAGAGGGATCCGGAATAGAAGGGCATGGGGTGGGACGTGATGTGGTGGACCCCGTTGGTGCCGGTGTCGAACTCGTCCATCTCAGTGAATCCCTCTCGCTTCTCTATAAGATTACCCAAAATTGCCAGGCAAAGCAATGAAATTACTGAAATTTCCTTATTCATCCTCACTTTAGTCTAGCACAAGAAATTTAAAATCTGAACTCGTAACCCCGCGTGGACACGGGATTCCACCCCTGCACCTTGACTGGGGCGGTGATGTGGAGGTTTGGAAAATCGTACGAGTGGGCGTTGTAGTGCTTGTTGAACACCTTGGTCGTCTGGGGTCTCAGGGCGTCGTCCACGCCGACCAGGTGGGAGGGGGGACCCTTGCCGAACATGGCGGGGGCGGTCCCCCACACGGGGGTGGACACCCTATGACCCCCCCGGCAGGAATCGGGCGCGGTGACAATCACCTCGTCGGCCGCCCGGGATGGCTGGATTATCTGCTTCATGTAGTTAAAGATGGAGCCAATCATATATAATCACCAGTGAAAATTATTTGGACCCCCGGAAACGGACGACCTGCTTGAACAGTTTGTTCCCGCGGGGGAAATCCCACAGAGCCCTCATGCTGTAGTACTCCGGCGACGTCCTGTCCTTCCACGCCAGGGACCCATCTCCCATGAGAATCTTGGTGTGTGACCGTACGTACCTCCGCCTCTTCGCGAGGGCAAATTTCATCCCCCTCCTCCTCCTCCACAGATCGAAGTCACCGTACCCCCTGGCACCAAAGTGAATCTTCCTCCCGCGGTATACCACCATGAATTTCTTGCCCTTGGCGGTGGATGGTTTAATTCTAAGTACCATTGTTTAGTAATGGCAGTGAGAATTAATTTATCATTCCTTATCTGGAACGATCTTTATGGTGCACTTGGGAAATTGCTTCTTCAGTTTTACTGCGTCCGTGCGGATGAACTCCTCCACGTCCGATTTTTTAATATTCCGTATGTAGATTGCAGACTCTTCCTCCTTTAGGATTGCCTCGAAGTTTACCATCGTTTGATATATATCTCCATATTTTTTTATTTGAAAAATCGCATGGCCTAGTAAATTTGTCCGTTGGATGTGCCACCCCCACCCCCCGCCCGCGTCCACAGGTTATCGGGGTTACGCGAAAAGTTGTTATCGATTGAACAGTACTGAGATCCATCCCTGCAGACGCGAGACATCTGGGAACCGAAGGACAACGACAACAACTTCTCCCGGTTGTTTGCCGCCTGGGTGTTTGGCATGGTGTAGAACCTGTTGGCCCCCGACCTACGTCCCCAGAAATCCCCGCTATCCTGGGGAAATGAGGCGGCCAGTAGCTTTTCTTGGGCGTCCATCTCCTTCACTGACCCGCACGCGGCCGGCCTGTCGGGGCGATCGCTGTAGTCAGACATGAGGAAATTCCCCATGGGATTCTCCGCGGTTCCCCTGACACAAGACGGCTGCATCCTCTCCTGTATGAGGTTGTTGACACTCATGATGGACACAATCAAGATGGCCACCGCGGATAGGGCAAACACCCTGACGTCCCGATTGAAAAGGTAGAGCAGCAGGGAGGAATATATAATGAACCTCACCGTCGCGTTGGTTCGCTCGCCTGAACTCTGTCCCCTGGCGGGCCAGAAGATGTGAAAATTTTTAAATAGTTCGGAGGGATCTTTATAGAACACGGTCATTCTCTATTTTTTACTAACATTTTTATTTTTCCCAGCGATTCGCTTAACGTTACTCCTCCTGGTTTTCCCCCCCTCCACGGCGCTCATCAATTCGGCCATGCCACCCCCGTGCTTGCCGACCACCTTCCCCAGTAACTTTTTCACCTTCCGCTGGTCGATGCCACCCTTCCCGTCGCCAAATTCCTTCTCGGCATTCTTCATCATGGCTTCCATGGCACCCTCCGGAAACAATTTTGTGATCACGCTCATGGGATCCTCGTCGTCCCCGTCATCCTCGTCGTCACTGCTTGCTGGGCTCGGCAGCAGGGTCTCCAGGGGAGGTGCGGAACTCGTGGACGGCTCGATCTCCATCCCGATGACGTAGAGGGTTTTCAAATACTTCCAGATTGCGTCCTTCTCTTCCTTCTTGGACAGTCCCCCCCACAGGGAGTCCAGTCCCATGGTCTTGAACATGCCCGGTTCCTGGGAGATCAAGTGCATCAGGTCGTCGTTTTCGTTCCTCAAGAGGTTCTCGTGGGGCCGCATCAGGTTCATGAACGAGGTCACCACCGAACCCGGGGAGGTCATGTTGACAACCCGGAGCGTCGCCTTGTACACACTAATGGTCTTATTCCTGGGGAAAACTTTCTTAAGTTCCCGGAGGAACTCTTCGATGGTGTTTGAGAATGTTGAGATTGTTACAGTCGACATTCTGATTTCCTTTAAAACTACTGAGGTTTTTCTTTTTAACTCGAATACGCACTCATGATCCTCCCCCTCTCGGTGGTGACGTCCCCCGCTGCAACAATCATTCCAACCAGGATGGCTACCAGCAGGGAAGGCTTTATGATTTCTGCATTCGTGGGTGATCCCATGTTATTGAGGATGTATTTGAATTTTATGTAGGTGGCAGTGACCATGAATGCCACTGCTGCTGCAACCCAGGGATTCTTGATCATCTCTTGAGGTAATGGGTGTTTTTAATTTTTCTACCTCGGCGCGGCCGCGTTGATGAACTCGCGGGGCTGAGGGGCGGCCGCGGGGGGGTTCTCCACGGGGCCGATGGTTTTATATTCATCCTCACCCCCCGACCCCTCGCCTCCCTGGCCTCCCTGGTCTCCCTGGTCTTCCCCCTCCTCCATCCCCTCCTCTTGTCCCTCCTCCTCCTGTCCCTCCTCCATCCCCTCCTCCTCCTCCTCGTTGTCGTTCTCGTCGACCTCCTCGTCGGTGTCGAATCCATTCCCCTGGTCGTCAATCATCCCAGCCTGCGAGGTCCCCCCGCTGCTGGCGACGTAGTTCACGATGTCGGAAATGGGCAACATTCGGGAGATCTCCCTGGCACAAATGCCCTGGAACATGGACTCCAGGCGGTCGTAGAGCTCCGAGTCGTCACCCACCTCTGAAAATAATCCCCTATTCTTTCTAACTTTAAGACAAGCCCTCCTAAAGATATTGTGGATGACGAGTTTCCACGGGGGTAACTTGATCTTGATTTTATTCTGATCGCTGCCACGTTTGGCTCGAACGACCGTGCAGATCCTAATGGTGGCAACGAAGATCGCTGCGATCATGTCCTCGACGCAACCACACCGTGACTGGACCTCTGACGCGAGATCTGAAATTTTTGCGTCGGACCAGTCGTCCACCTCCTGGAGGGTCTGGGTGAATACGTCCTCTACACTGCCCGCCCTCTCTTCGTCCGCCAGTATGGAATTGTACAATTTGAATAGTCTATCTATTGTCACGGGCACGACGACGTCCTCCAGTTGCCGGGTGAACTCCTCCTTCGCCTGTACAATGGAGCCGCTATTTTGCATTGTTATACTACAACGAATTAAAAAATTAAACTAAATTTTTCGCGAGTTTCTTTAGATTTGCCAGGGAGGCAAAGGACGTTTCGGGGGCGGAGGGCCCCCCACCCCCCGAGGGCGCCTGGGGGGCGGGAAGTTTGGTGTGGCCCCACGAGACCGATATAATGTTGGGGGGTACATAGGAAGCTTTGAATTTTGCAATATTTAGTTGTCTGACCAGGTACTTGGTGGTCTCCTCCACGTTGTACGGTGGAAAGCCAGTCGTGTAGACAGGCACCGATATTTCGATTTTTTTGCCCCCCATACTTGCACGATCCTCAATGCGTCTGTATATTTTTTTATAGAGTGTCATATACATTTCCTTCTTCGCAGCACGCTTCTTATGCAGAATCTTATCAATACTGTGTGCGTTCATTAAGGTTACATAATAATTTTTACATATTTTCGTAACGCGCCTTGGTGATTCTGGACGCCTTATTAATTTCATCCTTCGTTGCATATGTCTTACTAAAGTTTCGCTCCCGTACCTTGTCACCCACCTCGTCGTCGTAATTTGCCGTCGTGAGACCCTTTATCGTTGCCTGGAAGGAGTTCGCAAAGGAAAAACTGTCTATCTGAAACGCGCGAGATTTCTCCTTCTCGAAAAAAATGGTTCTCATGATATAAATCCTCGACATTTCTGTTTCCTTCACTCTAAATACCTCCACCTTCTCTCTCTTTCCGTCGCCGAAGTCTAAATCGAGGTTCAGTGATTTCCTGAGGTTCACCAGTCGATCGTGGTGGGTTTTCTCCATGTGACCCCCAATTTGATCCAGGTAACATTTAATTCTTCTTTCCCCCTCGAGGACCGTCGTGGGATACCCGTTCTTCTGGTTGTCGTCAATCATCCTCTTCACGGCGTGGACGGAGGTGGAGGTGTTGATTGCATCGTTGTATTTTCTCATCAGATCTGTTATAAGTTTCTGGAAATCCAGGGCCATCTGTATATTTTCCGACATTATCTTTCGGCGATCCGCGATGTACTGTATGGCGCGCCTGTTCTCAGAAATGCTACGGCACAGGTTCGTGAATTCCCTGAATGCCCTGACCACCTGGTATGGTTTTTCTGCCATCAGGATCATGCGTCTGAGGGTTGCCACGGCCATTTCAAATACAGAAATTTCGCCCTTGGAAAACATCCCAATCACCTCGCCGATTTTGAATTTGAAATTGTCCACCGCGGCGTGGATCTCCCTCACCATCGTGGTTCGGAAACGCCACATCTTTGCGACGATATCATCTTTCAGGATTTTTTCGGTTTCATTGAAAATTCTCATGAGTTCCTCTGAGTATTCCTTCCCCTTCCCCCCGTGGACGTGCTCGCGAAAGTCACCCTTGAGGGCCTCGTCGTCTATCTTGTCCGCCGAAAAGGACTTGATGAATATCGAGTTCACCGGGGTGATGTCCATCTTTTGTTCACGCCTGACAACATTCACAATTTCCTCAAGTATTCGTTCCACCACCGATTCGGGAGGAGTCACATCGTCTGCCAGTGCCCCTGGGATGTTCATATCGCCATAATTGAATTCCTCCCTCTTTCGAAACTTTGCTATCAACACTATCATGATGAACACGAAGATAGAGGCAACAACCGCAGTGGCGAAGTTATTCTCCATGCCCACTTAATATGAATCGTGATTTTATTTTCAGGTGAAAAATCATCTTCGCTGATAAAGGAACGTAACCCTCTGGCGAGACCAAAATTTTTTGTCGAGGGGAACTCTCCAAAAAATAAATCTTTAACTTCCAGTGCATAAAAATCGATGAAAATAAATTCAACGGAAATCTATATAGATGGTAACACAAAATATCATGTTTGTTGCGTCGAACTGCGTACATTCAGCCCAGAGTCTAAAGATTCTGTCGACCCTGCCAGAAAGCATCAAGCAGGGCATTCAAATATACGACGTATCGGTGTATGGGGTACCCCCCGCGTACTCCAAGATAGTCGACAGGGTTCCCACCCTGGTGAGGGGGGACGGAAACGTTCTCAGGGGAAAGCACGTGAGGTCGTGGCTGGTCAACCAGATACCCTCCCGGATAGAGTACATCGACGTGTCGTCGTCGTTCGCCCCCTTCGGATCAAGTGGCGTGATGCCATCGAGTCGCTACCTCGACCTGGACATGGCAGGTTCATCCCTGGCACCAGAAATGACATCGGAACTCGAAGAAAAGATAAATCGAAAGTTAGATAAAGCTATCCCCTACAATAGTAATACAGGATGAAATTCCAGACCGTCCAATCATCAGCCTTTAAAACTATCTTTGACGTATTAAAAGATATTCTTAATGATTTCAATATTGTATTTACCAAGGAGGGTTTACATATTTTGTCCATGGATTCCGTGAGGGTGTCCATCGTCGAGGTGAACCTGGCAGCCTCCGAATTTGAGGAGTACGTGTGTGAGGAGGATGTGTCGGTGGGGGTGAATGCCAACCAACTCTTCAAGTTGCTGAAGCCCACCGCCACAAACGACGTTCTCAGAATATCCCTGACAGAGAGTCACACCCTGGAGATCCTGATAAATAAGAGCGACTCCAAGACCACCACGAGGTGGAATTACCGCCTCCTGGACGTCAACCTCGATAACTATGTTATCCCCGACCTCACCCCCGTCGCGGTGTGGAGCACCAATTCCGCCGATCTACAGAAGGCGTGTCGAGATCTCAGCCACGTGGGGACCGAGCTGGTGATCACCAGGGAGCCCGGTCTGATCAGTTTCATGGTGAACAATTCGGACTTCTCCCCCGGCGGCCTGACCCACGACATCGAGAACGACGAATACACGGGCGACAGACTCCAGGACACGTTCCTGCTGAAGTACATAAATTTATTCTTGAAGGCCCAGGCGATGTCCATCAACTGTAACATCTACCACTTCGGGGCCGGGATGCCACTGCTCATAGAATACTTCGTCGCGTCCCTGGGAAAATTGAAATTCTACCTGGCACCCAAAATATCCGATTAACTTAAAGGCACCCGGCGGATAAATGTAAAGAAATGAACCTTATTGAAAATTATTTAGAAACCCTTAAAAATTTAGAAAACGAGGAAGAGAAGATGGCGTTCATGATGAAGGCTCTGCCTTTCATAGAGCGATATGAAAATGATACTTCAAATAAAAAAAAGGACATTTTTTGCGACTACCTGAGGGAGTGCCACCCCCACGAGGAAACCACTGCGAGGATTTTGCAAGAGCTTGTCCACGAGAGTGACACATTCGCGGAAACCGAGATATGTCCCGAATGTGGGGGTCGTCAGTTCGAGCACGTCGCGAGCGCCGACATCGTGTGCGAGGAGTGTGGATATGCCGAGAAGGTGTTGACGCAGGCGCTCAGCTTTTCTGACGAGCAAGATATCCAGAAGACGTCTCAGTATTCGTACAAGCGGGTGAACCACTTCAACGAGTGGATTCTATCATTTCAGGGTCTGGAGAGTTCTAAAATTCCCGACGAGGTGATCGACCAGGTGAGAAATGAGCTCCGGAAGCAGAGAATACACGACATGACCAAGATCTCTCACTCCCGCGTCAGGGAGATCCTGAAAAAGTTGGGATTCAACAAATTCTACGAGCACGCCATATTCATAACGTCGGTGGTGAGTGGTCGGCGTCCCCCCCGCCTCTCGCTGGAACTCGAGGCAAAATTGAGGAGCATGTTTTCAGAGATTCAGGCCCCCTTCGACCGCGTCTCCCCCGATTCGAGAACTAATTTCCTGTCGTACCCCTTCACCCTGTACAAGTTCGTCGAGCTCCTGGGGGAGGACAAGTACAAGCCATTCTTCCCCCTACTGAAGAGTTCCGAGAAGTTGAGGGCCCAGGACGCCATATGGAAGAAGATATGTGCCGAACTAAGGTGGGAGTTCATCCCAACGATATAGATAATGACTAAAGATTGTATTGGTTAGAAATTTTTCGTCATTATATTATTATTTACGACGAGTACGCGAGACCCCCGAGACCGCTCTCGATCTTGAGGATGTTGTAGTTGACTGCGTACAGGTACCCGAGGCTCTGATCAACGCCATCGAGGCGGAGGAACGCGTTGTCCATCCTCGAGAAGTTGCACGTTCCACAGGGAGCCCTGCTGTTGGCCTTGAGGGCAAAGGAGTGCATGAAGTAATTCCCCCCCACGTGACCGAGGTGGAGGTCGGAGGACACGTCCACGTGGAAATAACTCTGGACGGTGTTGTAGAAGCTCTTGGGGAGGGGCTCGCTCAGGTCGTTTCCGTTGACCTGGACCCGGGCGGAGGACCACGCGTTCACCCCCACCCCATCGATGTTGCCCCCCACGTCGAGGCTGTAGCTGGTGTCGGCCCACATGAGCGCCTTGACGGGGTGGTTGAGGAGGGACAGGTCGTAGTTGAACGTGGAGTCGGGGGTAATTCTCTGCACCTGGGTGATGAGCATCTCCCTCTTCATCGACGCCATCATCTTCCGCTCCTCGGTGTCAAGGTGGACGTAGCAGGCGTAGAACTTCAAGTCGGACGAGGGCGTGCCCTGGTTGAACTGCACGCGGATCTCCACGTCGTGGAACTGGAGGGCCAGGAGGGGGAGGGACATCCCCACCTCCTGCGTGCAGTTGAAGGGCAGGGGGAAGAATGTCCCGTTGTCGATGTTCCTCACCATGCCACCGTCGGCGTCGTCGGACTGGGCCGCCTGCGCCTTGGAGTTGGAGTTGAGAAGGTATTTGTTGTAGAGGCGGGTCGCGAAGAATGCATCGAACTGTTCAATCTCCTGTCCCCCGATGAAGAGTCTGAACAGGGCGGGGGAGGGGTTGGCTCCCGCCGGCGAATCTCCAATGATCTTGTCGCTCAGACCGAATGTCGTCCCCACGGGAGAGCTCCCCGTATCACAGTAAATGTACGACAGCATATCCCCCTTGCGGGTGATGGGGAGGGTCACCATGGAGTTACTCGCCAGGTTGCCCACGGGCCTGAGTTCCACAATGGACTGAACAAAGTTTGTGTGTCGCTTGTATGTTGAGCGAAAAAACGAGATCTCGGGGCTTCCCGTCAAGTGGGTATCCTGAATTCCCTTCGCGACAAGATTGACGAGTGATCCAGACATTTTTATATTTAGCCAGATAAAAAAAATCAAATATTATTACATGGACGAGCTTCAGGCGCAGGTACTCCTGGAGGAATCGACGAGGGCCAGAATTCTAAGTTCGTGGGACGGACCGACGGAGGCCGAGGTTGCGTCATACGGGGAAAAGAGTCTAGGTTATCACTGGATACATTACGCCAGTGCCTTGTACTTCAGCAACCTAAATTCATTTATTTCCATATCCACCATAGTGTGTTCGGGAATCACCACGGCCGCGACGGCGTCGAGCATGAATCCCGGCGAGTATTCCCGGTCAGGGTTAATGGTGACGTTTGCCGTTCTGACGACGCTATCGGCCATTTCCACGATAATGGACAGCGTGTCGCGATTCCTCAAGGCGGGGGAGAATTACGAAAAGCACCTGAACACGGCGATCCAATTTTCCAACATGGCCAACGAGATCAAGATGGAGATGAGTTTCAAGCCGGAAGATAGGACCCACTCCAAGGAATTCGTAGAAAAATTATACTCAGAATATAATAAAATTTTGTCAGACGCCCCCACGCCCCCCACCCACATCGTGGAACGCTTCAAAAAGGAAGTTATAGAGAAAAACAAAAGTGATATAGCCATACCCGAAATCGCCAACGGCTATTTCAGGACGTTCAAACATCTTCAGAACGCCTATATATAGGCCTTATTTATTGTATTTTGTTATAATTTTGGAAACCTCCGCGGTGACGAAGCCCAGCCCCACGAGGCTCAGGGCAGAATATATGAGTTTATTCCGGGGGGGCAATTTCCACTCGTCCGTCTCGTTCGAAAGGAGGTTGTAACTTAGTATGATTTCCACTATGCCGATTACGAACGTGGCAATCATAATTAAATACACAGTTTTCATTAAAATTATCTGAGAAATTATTTTTTC